TTATATTTGAAAAATTCATAGTCACTAAGCTACTAGAAATAAGACAGTTGTCGACTCGTACCGCTTGATATGTAGATTCAAGATGAAGTGCTTCTGGTGTAGTTAAAAACGCTCCTACTAATGCAGGATTAATTTGAATTGTGCACATATCTAGCCAAGAAGTTGTGGCTATATTAAATCCTATCTGCATTGTATCGCTAATACATGTAAAGAATTTAGCCCATGCATCTTCAAGTACGTTAAATGCTTTTGTGTATGGCATTCTCGAAGCCTGTCCGCACCAAATATGCACAAACGAAATATAATTTGATGTTGAGTTTATGATAAATCCTTGCGACCAGTTTTTTATAACATTTTGCAATGCATAATTGTCTGCGGAATTAAATTCTACTGCTGCATTATCTGTAACATTATCCACGCTACCTATTAAAGCTTCGTCCATCTCAAAATGTGCCGAAGGCATCAGCATAAATCCGCCGCCATTATCTGTTACTATTCCTCTTTTTTTGGCATTCTTAACAAGAGAACTAAACATAAATTTAGAAAAGTACTGAATATCAAAACACACATCTACAAGATTGTTTCCATCTATACAACCACCATCGCACTTCTGGTAATATTTATAACTAGAAGGATTATCAGAAGTAAAGCTAAACATTATATCCATTTCATCCATAGCGATTACTACTGTATCGCTGTTCATTTCGATATATACTCCAGTTGAAAATATGATTTTTGTATATAACTCATAGTTGGATTCTGGCAGATAAAACTTTCCGTACGAAGTATTGTCGTAAAATGATTTAATTACATCCGAATCTAGTACGTATGCAGTACCGGATTGATTCGGATATGCGCCACCTATTAAATGCACCCACGAACCATCGGTTGACCATTCACCTTCTATTGTACCGCCTAAACTTATATTAAATATTTGATAATTCCCGGCTTTTATTTTTGTATTATTTCCGGTTATACTAACTCCATTAGAAATTTTAAATACCGCTCCCTGCACAAAATTAAGCGTTACATACGATGGAATGGAAATATTGTCATCTATAACATACATACATCCATTTTCGGTTGACGGTAAAATTATTTCCCCGCCAGCTTCAGGAACGTCTTCTATGGCATCTTTGAGGGCTTGGTATGCAGATGTTACTCCATCATATATGGCATTGCCATTAGCATAACTTAATATACTAATAATACCTATCTTATCTATAAAATAAGAACTCATTTGGGCTTGATTTGTATATTTTGATAGCGACTCTACTACTGTAGCCATAATTACACCTCACCATCCGTTTGACCATTCTGGTGTTTGCATCAAAGCACATGCATCATCCATTGTGTACAAAACATATCCTTCTTTCATCATGGTATTAACGATTACAACTGTACTGTTTCTAATATCATCAAAACTTGATATTTGATTTTCTTCCTTGAGGCAACAATTAATTTGTTGCACCGTTAAGCAATATAAGTCTATTATCACTTTTGTATTATCAAGGCTTTTTCTTCGAGTTGAAATATCTACACCTGCTGATTCTAAGTTAGCAGGACTTGTTACCAAATATGAAGATTCAATTTCTGTAGGCATCGCTTTTCCTCCTATGATATATAATTTTTTGATATAACCCTTTCAGCCGCCAACACATTAGGAACAATTACCTTGTTACCATAATAAATTGTTACCGTGGCTATACTGCATTTTAGATGTCCTGCTGCGGTTTCACGTCTTCCTATCCTCAAGTTAGGTCTGCTTGTAAGGCTGCCGGAATACGTACCAGCCGCACCGTCTTGGATTAGATTTACGAATAGCTTTACAGTAGAACCATCCCATATCCATCCGACATTATACCAACTGTTTGCAACTACGCTACTAGAAGTACCCGTCTTTCTATTAGCTCCTTCCAAATAGCAAACCATTCTACTGCCTACATTATCCCAGTTCAATGCATACTGGAAATCAGCACCAGAATTATTCTTATTAATAACATACCCACCAGCGGCACCAGTAGATATTTTTATAGTTGAAAATATCGCCAGAGGTGCTACTGTAATATCCAAGCTTGCTGTGTTAACTAACGACCAAAAATCATCTATACCATCCGTTGCCCAAAATGGTTTTAGAGGATTAGTTGTATCTACACCACTGGCTGTGGTGCCAGCCATATTGTTAGGCGTAGCATTATTACCGTTTCCGCTCAAGTCTACCCAAGGACTAGTTAACGGTGAATTAGTTGGCAGTCCGTATCCAGTAGCTTTTCTTGCATCTAAATATAGTACTCCCCCTGCGTTTTTAACTAATCGTATTCTGTCTTGAATTTCAGAAATTATAATTCTTTGCGTTGTTAAAGTAGGCATGCGCACCTCCTTAAGATGTTAAAATTGGTTACGATTGAACGCAATGTAGTTTTATCGTATGAACCGTGCCTGATGCCGCCACTAACGCACCAACCGTCTGTAAGACTCCATATATAGTATCTGTATTAGCTGCAAGTTTGCGCTTCATGTTGGTGTTATCTTTTTGAGAATATAGAGTATCTCCCAAACCGGTAGGAGTATCAAAAGCAATCGAGCCTAAGTACTTATCTCTGTCCGCCACAATTAAATTGAATGGACCTTCATCGACAATTCCTGTTGGGGATTCACTAAATAAGTGCAAATTAAAACCACTCATTGAGGCAGGAACAGCATTTAAATCTATCCTGAGTGATGCACCCATTATGATGTAGTGAGCACCTTTGGTTATTTGACCAACCATCGAAAATGACATTATGCTTGTTGCTTGTACCGCTGTACCAACCACATCTCCTGCGGTATATGTGTTCGTATTTGCAGGTCTTGTCATTGTTGCGGTTGCTCCTACTCCGACAGAACTGACGTTAACGTTACCGTACTGGGTTTTTACGTCCTCATATCGCTTAGATGTTGTATTGTATCCTTGCATTATGCATGACACTGCACTAATCACCCTTTCTTATTTTTAGTAAATTTCTTATTTTTAGTCACTTTATTATCTTGTTCAGGAATGCTTCCGAGCTTTGATATTAATTCTCTCATTAATTCTCTTATATCGAATAAAAGAAGTTCTTCGGTTGTTACTAAAGACTCTCGCCTGATTTCTTGCATTCTGCATCACCCTCGCTAATAATCTCTTCAATTGCTTCGATTTTACCTCTGATGAAATTTGCTTGCGCAACAAGTTTTTCACCTTCTGTATTTAGGGCTGATATTTGTTTTTTCACTTGCTCTATTCTTAACATTGTTGTGTGCAAGTCTTTTTTATATAAATCAAGTTTTAATTTCATTGTAAATTCCTCCAAGTTAATATTAAAATGGGGGACTTTAATATTCCCCATTTTTTTTGTTTTATGCATTTGCCCATAGTGGTATTCTATATACAGTTCCGGCTATGTCTATTAACATGTAAGCTTGGTCTGCTGCAAAAGCAGGAGTTCCGGTATCTGCCCAAGCTGCTCCTAGTGCCGCATAAGTTGTTAAATTGGCTATACTTCCCGCACCTGCCAGTTTCAAAGCTGGAACATCAGCAGGACCTGTTACAACCAATTGGTCTTCTGACTCATCCCACAACATGGAACAACCAGTAGTTGCTCCAAAGAATTTTACATCATACCCAGTATCATTAATGCCAACATTCATAGCTTGACTAAATGTTGCGACATCTGCAATCCTGAATTTTTCAGCAGCGGCAGCTCCAGCAACCATTATCTCGAAAACAATTGCTCCATCCTCTGTAGTGTCAGAAACATCAGTCATTAACATTTTAAAGCTGGTTATTGTCTTAGGAGCCGGGGTGGCATTGTCGTTTAGTCCAGTGCCTGTTATTTGAAATACAACATCATTATCTTGTAACGCTGTGTCAGCTGCTCCTCTAGATTTTCTAGCTGTTAGCGTATATCCAGTTGCATCAGCTTCATTGTTGAATCCAGATAAATCTCCGTAATGAGATTGATCTATTATGTTTCCGCTGCCGCCAATATTCATTGTTGATGAGGTTGCAACACTAGCAACTTGAAGCAAGGAACCATTCCATGTAATACTAATATCCCCAGCTGCTCCTGCTCCTGTCCCAAACACAAGATAATCATTGTCTTTGAACTGTAGGTCTACTCCAGTTGTATATATCAGGTTTGCCGAAGCATCTGCATATAGATAACTAGCACCGTTGTTTTCGTTACCGTACCACTTAAGATCAAACGATTTTTGAGTTGCTGCGCTATCTCCTATCTCTATTAATGTATCATCTGCCACAGCGTTGATAATAAGATTCGTTCCATCCCACACTATATTTACATCACCCGCTGCTCCAGCACCTGTCCCAAGTACCAAATAATCGCTATCTTTGAATTGTAAATCAATACCAGTTGTATAAGCGAGGTTTTCCGAGGCATCGAAGTAAATGTAACTTGCTCCACTTGCTTCATTTCCATACAGCTTAATATCAAATGATTTCTGAGTTGCCGCAGAATCTCCAATTTCAATAAGGCTGTCATCGGCAGCCGCTGCAAAAATTAAGTTAGTGCCATCCCACTGAATAACAACATCTGAGCCTGTTCCAAATGTCAATGTCTCGGCATCAATAAATGCGATGTTATCCGCATTGAACGTACCATCTAATGATAATGTACCGACGACATATAATGTGTTTGCTGATGCATCCCACATTACATACTTTCCTGTAGTGTCTCCAAATGCTTTAACGTCATGTCCTTTTGCGTCTTGACCAAAAATACTTTCTTTGTATCCAAAATGTCTTCCATATTGGCTATTGCTCATTTATATTCACTCCTTTTTTACAAGCCCTGTGTATAGTGAGTCAACAGGACTTGCTATTATTTATTATCTATCATTTAAGCTAAATGGAATTCCAGTAAATGAAAAACCAATTTGTCCAACCCTTATTCCATCTCCCCACAGCCTTCCAACTCAGGATTTCAGTATTAAAATCTCCTGATGCAGTAGCTCCATCTCTTTCAAGTTTTCTTGGGTCACGTCTCATGAACCAATTAAAACCACTTCCACCCTTCATCAATTCTTCGTTTGCAAGACCCCATGAATTGCCTTTGATAAGAGGATGAATAATATATTTGAAATCCTTGTCTACGTTTTTGGTGTTGTCTGCTACATAAGCCTCTTTGTCACTTCCAAAAAGTTTCTGACAATTCTTTCTTTGTTTGGGTCCAGCAATAACAAGATCACCTTCAATTAGCATTTCATCTCCACGATCATCAACCCATTCTTCCATTATGAGTTGAGAATCTTCTACACCTGCATACGTAAGCTCATAACTTCCTAAATTGCTTTGGAGTGGCGCACCTGGAATTGTACGATGACTTGCCGAAGCTAAGGGTTGCCCATCAGGTCCAAGTATTGTTGTTGAAGTTGCTTTATTGAAATTTTCTGCACTTTCATATCTTAATGTTTTTTTGACACCATACAGTACATTATCAACCTTGTTTCTAATCCTTTCGTATTCTTTATCTTCAAACCAATCTCTATCAACTTGGATACCAGTGCTTTTTTTAGTTGGACGATATTGTTTTTCGTATCCTTCTTCAAAAGAATCATAGTCAACAGAACCAGTCCAATCTGACATTTTCCCCGGCGCACCAATTGTATAGTCTGTAAATTGCGCGCTAGTTTTCTTTATAATTTTGTAAAACTTTGGAAGGAGGTCCATTTCTTTTTTAAAGTAAGCATCAACAACGTTTTCGATATTACCTTCCATTGCAAGAAATTGCTGTTCAGTAATTGGCATATTATTATCAACTCCTATTTGTAATAAAAAAAGACAGGCATCTAAGCACCTATCTTGGTTAATTTCAGTTATGAACTTTTTAAATTAAATTTATTAACTTACATTTGCGTGTCTTTCAAAAGTAAACCTCACTTCCATCATGTCAGGATTTGTATCGTAAATTCTAAGTACATTACCTCCAATTGCATCCCAATCAGGGTTCATAGAGTCACTGTCAAGGTCATATCCAAGATAATCATGTGCCATATACCCAGGACATAAATAAATGGTATCTCCAGAAGCTAATGCAGCTGATAAAGTTTCTGCGAGCGTAAGAGTTCCGGTACTGCCAGTTGACGCAGAGATTTTAACAATTTTACCTACAAGACTTGAATCAGCAGCGCAAGTTACGATCTTAATTGCTCCACCAATCCAGAAATTATTCGTTTGAGGAACGATACTTGAATCAACTGCCGTCGTAGTACTGCCTCCTGTAAGGGTATATACCTTTGTGCATCTATATTTAAAAATGTCGTAAGGCGAAGCTTCCACTGAATCAATTTCAGTGACACCATCGCTTGCAGCTTTTTCAACCAATGATACACCGTAGATAGGGTCATCAAAGTCTGTTGGTGCGGTAATAACAGCAACTCCGGTTCCCTGCGTGTAAATTATAGGTTCGCCTTTTTCGATTGCCGTGGCATTAGGTACATACAACTTTCTTATATTTGGATTTTTATGCCCAGTCTTGTTTCCAGACCACGTAAAACCTTTCATAATATCATCTCCGTTTCAATGTTTTTAATTTTTCTCTTACTGTTTTTGCTATAGCTTTAGGATCGTTGCCGAAAGCTATAGACATTTCAACTTCGTCTGCTGAAAGAATCTTGTCAGCATCAATCCCCACATCTGAGCTACTAGCAGGAACAGACCGTCTTTTAGCCTTGTCTTGCATATTAGCTATGGTTTGTTTTTCTGTCAGACTCTTAGTTTGCTTCATAAGCTTTTCTAGGTTTTCGCCTATTAAATACTTGTAGGCGGTATTAACGTCAATATCAGGATTTGAAGCTATTGTCTTATCAATGTCTGCTTCAAGTTCTTTGAAATAAGGCTTGTCCTTTAGATTAGCCTTTTGTATTTGCGCTTGACTGACTTTAAACTTGCGTTCTGCAAGTTCTTTACTAGCATTGTTTTTGGCTTCTAACTCGAGGTATGCCCTTGCGTAATCCTCAGTAACTCCATACTGAGCAGCTACACCTTGAACTACTTCAAGAGTAATCTCAGATAGATGTTTCTTCTCAATTGATTCTTGTTCTCTTTGTTTCCTGAATGTTTCAAGTTCTGCTTTTTCGGCATCGAGTTTGGCACGTTCTACTTCGAGAGTTTTCCGTGCTTCTTCTTCAGCTTTTAATCTCATCTTTTTGAATTGAGCATTTTCTTCTGGAGATTGCTTTGACTTATCCGGGTCAGTGACTTCCGGCTTTTGCTCCTTGTTATCGTCTTCGCTATCTTTGAGTTCAGATGAATCATCCTCTATTTCTTCCCCTTCTGTATCATCGTAGGAATCATCATCATTCTGGTCTACGACTCCAGAATGGTTGTCGGAATCGTCATCCTCACCACTTGCAAATAATTGCAGGTTAATATCAAGGAGTTCGAGACTATTCAACTTTGAATTTTTCATATTAAATTACCTCCAATACTACTTGTTTGTAAGTGTCTTGGCTAACATTTATTTCTTTTTGTTTGGCTTTTTATTTTGGCTTGACCATGAAGTATTTTTCTTCGTTGACTTCTTTGATTTCTTCTTAGGAGATGTCAATTTTGTAGGTGGCATCGACATCATAGGTTCTGGCATCATCGGTTTACTTTTCATTTTTTCACGTCCTTTCTCCTAAAATTGTATAGTTGCATCTGCCATTAAAATAAGCTCCACAATTTTCTTCTGAGCATTCCATTAACTCATATGTTTCTGAGAGCACCGCTTTGTTGGACTTAATCACTCCATTAACATCATCAGCTAAATCATTAGTATATTGACTTATTTGAGTTATTTTTTTTCTGTTATATGGACAAAGTTTCAAACTACATACCTCCCATCATTTGTGGTTGCTGATTTGTCGCCATACCTTGCATATTCTGTTGAGCAAACTGCTGCATCATGTCCTGTAAGGTTTGCTGCATAACCTGTTTAGCCTGGTCTTGTATTTCAAGTGGTAGTTGTTGCACTTGGCTAATCATAGACATAACAACATTCTGAGCTTGTACATGCTGGATTATATCCTCATTACTTGGCAACTTGCCTTCTTCAAGGGTATAAAGCAAATCTTCAAATGTAAGCATTCCTTTAGAATTCAAGTCCATTGCCAGTGATGTATAGTAATTTCTATCATCTGGTTTCTTAGAAAGGATCGTAACTTCTATATCAAAGTCAGGTACAAAGCGTTCCATCTTTTCTACTTGCTGCGTCATGGGTTGTCCCATCTCGTCAAGTGCAGGCTGTCCCATTTCATCTAGGATAGGTTCTTCTTCTGTTTCTCTTGCCCATACATCAAATATCTCATCTTGGTTGAACGTGCCTTCTATTACCTCGTCGTTACTTCCAGTATAGCGGTAGTAACGTTCTTCTGTGTAAAATTGAGCGAATAGTTCTATCCTAAGCTTGTTGGCTCCTATCAGGAAATCCTTGAGTAGATCAGCTGCTTGCTTTGTTTTTACATCGCTTCTAGCTCCTAATTCAGCTATAGCTTTAAATGGCATATTTGCGCTTGGAAGTTGACCTTGATTAATAGGTGTATTAGAGGATATAGTCTCAACCATACGTTGTTTATGTTCCTTGTAATTAGTTATTGATGTTGGAACTTTTACGCCTGTTCTTTCTTGTATCTGATTAACCTGGGCAACTTCGAACCACATCCCACCACGGCTTCCGTTTTGCAATATGTTGTCGAGTTGTTTTTTTGTTATTGCTCCAGTATTATAATATCCTCCCCCGAGTCCTTCCCTTGACATAGCTTCTATCTCTATTTCATCCCCTTTGTTATGGAGGATATTAGGTATCTTAGCGTTTCTAATCTCACCATAACCCCATTGATTTTTTGGATCGTTGTATCGTGTAGTAAATACACAAGGGTACTTGCCGTGGTCATAGACGTAAGGTATGTATTCTAGTAGTATATCGTTGCAGTAGTAAGCAAGATGTACACCTTCTAAATTTCCATTTGCCATATCATACAAATCTTTAGCTTTGTAACTGTCTCCCTGTTCTTCCTGAACTGCTGTTCTTTCCTTTAGTTCCTTTATTCTGTCCTCTGACATATATTCAGGAAATCCTCTGTAATACATCTCGTACAAGGTTACGTTTTCATTTTCGATACCTTCGTTGATTAGTTCATCGTCATTAACTTCGGCAGAAATATGCTTACCAAATCTATTCCATCTGTCTTGTACATATCTGATGCTTTGACGGCTTTTAAATCCAACGTATTTACACTTGTTCATGTTACTTTTCAAATCAAGCACGGAAGAGTCAAATAAGCAATCCTCTTTGCGGACGTGTTCAATCTTCACATCTCCAACCCATCTGTCGGGACCCGAACCACCCATCCATTCCCCATCCCAAATTACCTTTGCGATAAGTGGACCATATGCAATGAATTCAGTTACCATTTCTTTGAATGTGGAATTAAATTCATTTCTTTGGTCATTAAATCGGCTTATATGTGTAATGCTCTGTGCGTGTTTCTCATGCTTCTTTTTGCCTTTGATAGTTACTTCTGTAGGCGATGCAGTTATGTTGGCGGTGGCGATGCTTATTGCAGGATGAATAAAGTTATCTTCGCTATTGGGTCTAACTTGCATTGCATCGTTATCTCGGTATGCAATGTTAGTTTTCCACTGCAAGCCTCCACCCTTAAGCATCTTGTATTCATCATCCCACTGCTCTTCGATACTCCAGCCTAAGTCATCTGTGGCATCTTCTTTAGATGTCTTAGCATTGTTGATATCTATGCCAATTAATGCAGCTAATTTACGCTCTATATCCGTGTTAGGGTCGCTATTCTCTGCATCATCTGAGGATTGCACTTCTTCGTCCCATTGCTCGGAGAATAGCTTATCTTTAATCTTCTTCTTTATTTTGCTTAACAAATTTTTCTCACCTCCTACTTATAGAATCTATTTGCCTTATCTTCCTTCTCCTGCTGCTTAGCAGGCACATCTTCCATCTTTGGAACTGAAGGTAATGGCGTAAAAAAAGAGCCATCTTGTTTAGGCTCTCGCTTTGCATCTTTGCCTACCGTATATCCTAGGTAGAATATTGCTACTCCTATTAGCAGGAATATTAGGCTTATTAAGTTTTGCATATATCAGTCACCTGTATCCTTTGGTATAAATTCTTTAGGATTAAACTCAGCTTGCAATTACAACAATACTTCTTGCACATAACACTCACCTCGATAATTATTATACATCAAAAAAACTTATTTCTCCTGCGTGGCTTGTCATCTTCGTCATCGTCATCTTCTTCACTTTCGCAAATTTCAATTTCGGTAGTCTGCTGATGAGAGATGCAACAATTGATGGCTCTTGCCATTATACAATCATCGTGAGAACCCTTTGCCGCCTCTGGTCTGCCTTGCTCATTCTTCACAAACGTTGTTGCTTCGTACAGGAAGTCTATGTCCTTGAACCTTTCTGGATTATCTCTGATTTCTGTTCTGAGCATGCCTAATGCAGTAGGACGTGTTGCGGAGTTAGTGTCAAAGCCGTGTATCTTTTTTAATTTCCCTGTCATGGAGTCTGGACGTTCTTCTCTCACATACTGTCTATAATACCCAAGCCTTATAAGTTCCTTGACTGGATGAGTACTAAACTTAGTCTCTATGCCTATTAGGGCATTGTTATAATATTTGCCCAAGCAATACATCTGCCTTGCATATAAGTCCTCATCGTACTTGTATATCAGAGATGCTGCATCTTCCCGGGTAACGTTGTTGGTAAAAAATCCTGTATTGCTGTCACTGCCTTCTCCTGCGGTATCTCCACCAGCGACATAGGGATAACCTTTTTTTGGTTCTTCAAATATTTTTATATAACCGCTTTTGTCGTCTATCCATCTAATACTGCTATCAACTATCTTCTCGTTAGTATATTCGAATTCAAAATAACCCATCTTAGTTGGCTTTGGTGCATCTACTATTCGCTTGTTTATGTTTGCCTTGTCGAAGTACGTGCCACCAGGCATACCCCATTGACCGAGTCCATATATCTTATATTCTTCTGGGTCATTAGTCCTAAGGTCTTGCATAACCTTATAATAATCAGCATCCATGAACTTGTTATCCCTGTATGTGGAATGAATTACTAACGTGTTGTAGAAGTACTCCTCGACAAACCCTTCCTTTTCGTCTGACCATACTACTATTGTTTCATTAAGCTCTTCACGGGATATTTGGAAATCCCTGTAATATATGAAATCCTCGAAAGGAGTTATACCTCTAAGGGCTATTGTTCTGTTTATCCTTACGGTTTTGATGTTGCCATCAGCATCTTTTGTTTTGTACTCCTTAGCTCTATCATCAAAAAACCGTTTCTTCAGATAGCACAGAACCGAGACGGGATTAAATGTAATGTATATCTGCATTGCACCATTTTTGTATCCTCTCAATCTCCTGTCAAGTTCATTGATATCTTTTTCCGTGGCTTGGTCAGCTTCTTCTACCCATACGCTTGTTATGTCGAATATGGACTTCAGCTTCTCTACGTCATCCAGCCCTGAAAATATTGTCTGAGCTCCGTTACTATTATATATCTCTTCGTTGCCCTTAGACTCTTTTGACTTAAATCCTTTCCTGTGGTCCATCTTTACCCTGCTTTTCAGCAGCGGGAATTGAGATTCGGAAACCTGATTACGCTGCGCCCTTACTCCTAACATCCTAGTCTTAGCTTCATCCTCCATGCGGTCTATGATTCTGTCGGCTATCTCATATGATTTACCGCTGCCAGAACCGCCCATCAGGACGACATATCTACCTTTGAATCTCTCTACTATGCTGTATATCTCATTTCTAGTTTCTTGCTTTATTTTTTCCTCTTCCCGTTGCAGTCTTAACAGCTGCAACATCGTAACCTGCTGTGCGTCGGTTAGGTCTGACAGCATCTAATCACCTCTTGGTCGCCATTATTTATTATGTCACTTTAGACAAAATATTTATTTTGTATAATCGTACGCTTGCCGCAAATCGGCTTATATAGCCATTTGTGTATTTATGTATAGTTATTATTTATACCACTTACACTTTATTTGCTATTTCTATCAAATCTGCAAGTATTTTTTCTCGCTCTTCCCGGGATAGCTTTGTTACGTCTTCATTCAGATTTACATTTTTTGACTCCACCTTGTCAGTAAACATTTTCAAATATTTACCTAATTTCTCCAGCGAGCTATTAGCACCAGAGCTATCAAATTTCCACTCACCTGAGGGAACTAAGTTACCGTCTTCACCCTTCTCCATTACAGGTATCTTTTGCATGCATCTTTGTTGCAGCTCAATCAGTCCCTGTATTACATAGCCTTCTGTCACCATGTTCATGGCTGCCACCTCTGCCTTAAGCTGGTCTAATCTTGATACAATCTTGACATTGTTTGCCAACCGACATGCATCTTCATCGATACTTTTGTCTGTCGATATGTTAACATCATAAGCTTGTTTCCACGCTTCCCGTTGCGTCAATCCTGCAAATAAGCCCTGCACAAACCTCTCCTGCTTTGGAGTTAATCTTGCATCCATTCCCACTACCTCCATCTCTTAATCCATATATCCACATAAAACAAAAGAACCTAGCATCTACGCTAAGCCCTCTCACCACTCTTACTATTATTATCCACATCTTAACTATAACACATAAAAGCACTGTAAAACACTGTACTTTCCTGTACTTTCCTGTACTTTCCTGTACTTTCCTGTACTGTTTTTTTAATTTTTATTTAAACGTCATAATTTTCGCAAAAATCCCGCCATCAAACGATTTCAGTAATTGTAAATTTGAAATATTACTATATTGACATTGTAGCCACATACGTGCTACAATGTTTTTGTGGTTAACGGCAGAGCAAACATGACCCTCGAGCCAAAAACCCAAAAAAAAAACGATTGACATGTAGCTACAAACGTGCTACAATAAAAATACAAACAGCAGTAAGCAAAATAAAAAAATGGAGGTATTTAAAAACCCTCTATTGAGGGCTCCCTTGTTAGACCAGATGAATATAAGGGTGGCGACCTATCGCCGTAAGTATAGGAGGATAACATGGCTAAATGGATAAGAGAAACATATACAGTAACAGAAAGAAATTTTAACTACGACCTAAAAGAATTTGTTGTAACTGCAAACGATGGAGGAATTATCGCAACAATAACGCCCGATAGCCTAGAATCAGCTGCCAGCATCAGAAAGGACTTAGACGCTGGAGAGTGTGTGGATGGCTGGGAAGATGGGATGGGAAACACTATAAGGATATAAGCCGAAACTCCTTCGGGAGTCCACTGGAACTAGTCTACCAGTGCTGAAGAGGCAGACTAAATTAGTTGGCGGTAAACTACAAACCGTGGAATTTTAGGAGGAAATATGAATGTATTAAAAAATAAAGTTAGGACTGTTGACTACTGGCTTGGAGAAGAGTTCCAGAAGGCTATTACGAAAAAAGAATACGAAGACAACTTTGCATTCACCGAAAGAATACCTTTCGGATGTATTACAGCGTTACATGAGGAGTACGATGACTCCTTAAGAGTCGAGTACCTCGTAAAGGGGGAGGGGAAGGTAAAATGGTACAAAAATTGTTTTGGAACTTGGCGTCCGTAGAACAAGCCGAAACCCTTCGGGGTCGCACCGTAATGCGGTGCCTGATGATGGCTATCAGATTAAATATTGGAGGAATTTACAATGAAAAAAACATTGCAAATTGATTGGATGGAATTATTTAGAAATTACGGAGAAATAAATTTCGACGAAATATACGGAAGCGAACCGGGCGCAACGCTTATGGCGTCCGAAAATCATGATACTTTTTTCCTGCTTGATGCAGGGAATCATAAAAAGTTTGTTAATTATTTTTCTATATTACTGAGTGACGCTCAGAAGAAGGAGATTTATTCCTTCTTCAAGTAAAACAAATGCCCTTAGGGGCGTCTAATGCAGAAACCCGGTCACAATCCCGGGGGAAGGTGCAGAGTGGACAATAAGTTTACGGTGACCTAGAAACCGTGAAATTTAGGAGGAAATTATATGGAAAAATTTGAAGAAGGAAAGATGTTAACTACCCACCCGTTTTATACGGTATTATCCACAGATGGCGAAAAAGTGGGGATATATGTCCCTACTAAAGCTAAGTGGTATATATTCCCCAGCTTGGCAAAATACAACAGTTTTACTAAGGCGGATGCTGCACGCCGAATGGTTTGGGCAGTATGGGACTCGGACGAAAAAAGAAACCTGTATCTGAGTCGGGACGAAAGACCAGAAGAGGTCAGAGGAGCATACAGGGTTTTGCACCCAGACGAGCCTTCATTACTCGAGCTTTTAGCTCGGTATGGGGCTAAAACAAGAAGATAAGCCCCATTAGGGGCGTCTAATGCTAGTAGCTGGTCACAACTCCAGCGGAGGAAGCAGAGTGGACAAAATTAAGAAGGAAACATGAAAAAGAGGTGTGAGGAAAGCTATGGATTTTTATTTCAGAGTTGACACGGAAGTAGAAAAAGACGAAGACGGGGAATTAGGAAAGTCTTGGAGCAATCCAAGCAGAAACAAAACTATTCTCCGGACTCAACCCGGGGGAATCTGCTGTCACTTTTGCTATTAAGCAAGGCAATAGCAGCAGGATGGCGAACGGTTTTTCTAGTCCGCACCAAACGGTTGAGTTAGAGGATTTGGAAGTTCGGATCGTCCGCCGGGCAGAGGAATGCGAATACTGCGGAGATGCTAGGGTCCACCTAGTTTGCTCAGGATGCGGAATGACAGAAGAAAAAGCAAAAAAAGCAAGGGAGGAAGAAGAAAATTGGAAGTTTTTGCATCAGCACGGGATGCCGCAAAGGTGTCCATCCCATAAATTTAATACTTAGGAGGAAAGAAAGATGAGCAAATATATTGATACTAAGTACGATGCAGAACAAGATCGTCTTGTAGATGTTACGGACAGGTCCAAGAAATTTGTTGTTTATGCTTCTTGGAACGACGAATCTTTGTACTTTGTCCGAGAAGAAGGTAGATTTCCAGCACCAAAACAAGCCAGTGGAGTATCCAGACACTCCACCGAGAAAGAGGCAGACGAAGCTGCCTGGAACTACAGACAAGAGGCAATAGCCGAGGAGGAGGAAGAAGAAGAAACTGAGGAAAGAAAAAGAATAAGTTCCATTTACTTTTTTACAGGAAGACAGGACGAAGATGTACAAGAATTCCGAAAAAAAGCGTTTGACGCCCTAAAAGCGGGCGCATTCGTAGAGGTATTAGATGGGGACTTGATGTATTGGCAGGCGTCTAATCAATACTTCTTAGTTGACCGGGAAACCGACGAAATATCCGAAAAAACAGAGGAGGAGGTGAAAAAGCTCCTCAAAATATAGAAACTAGAAAAAATAGGGTAGCGACCTACCGCCGTAAGATTTAGGAGGTATATTATGTTAGTAGTTAAGAGTGAGGAATTTGACTGTGCAAACTGTCTGCATTGCTGGACTGACGGAGACGGAAGAATATGTCCAAAATGTGACAGTCATTTAACTTGGAAGCAAAATCCAGTCACTATGGAATGGACGAAGGTCTGGAAAAACTCCTATAG